AACGCGCCCAATCTGATTACCTCCATTATACCACTTGTCCGGCGAAAAGTCAAGATAAACAAAGCTTTGCGCGCCCCGCGCCTCACGCCTCAAAGGGCAATAAATCCCCCTCGCCGGGCTGCGCTGCCAGCTTTGCCGCATACAGCCTTAAATCCTGTTTGTAGCCCTCGAAGGTATCAACCCGCGTAATGTTGTAAAACACGCCGCGATAGCGGACAAGCCAATCCGGGGACATATCGGCGCGCCAATTGACGACAAACAGCATATCCTCGGACCGCTGCGCGGCCTGCGCTGCGTAGAATTCCCGGGCCGATAGCTGCCGCACATAGGCCCACAGCTGCCCTGCGTGAACCGGCGTATATTTCGCCGTGGCAAAGCCCGCCGCGTCATTGACATGCTCAACGCGATAGAGTATAATTTTCTTGTCCTTCAAATACTGCCGTTTTGAATTTTCCCTGTGCTGCATCACAGCGCCCCCCTAAATTCGTTGTATTTGTCCATCAATATGACATAAGCGTCAAGCAGTGAGGACGTGCCGTCAATGCGCTGCTTGCTGGACTGGTTTTTTATCGGTACAATGTTGCCGTTGCGGTCCGTTTGTATACCGGTATTCGTCAAGCACCATTTCAAGATAGGGTTGTTGTTGTAACAAACGCGCTTTGCCTGCAAATCCGCGCCCAGCTTTTGCATGGGCAGGGACAAGGTTTTCGCGCCTTGAATGACGCGCTCCATGTTGACTGTTTCATCGAAAATGATTTTCGCCTGGTCCTTTTTCGTTGCCGTGGAATACACTTCGGCCCCGGCCTCATTGTCCGCAATCATCATGTATAGCGCAAGCCCGGCCAACATCGTGCTTTTGCCGTTCTTCCGGCCCACCATGAAAAACGCCTCGCGGTACTTCCGCAGGCCGGTATCGCGGTGGACAAAGCCGAAAAGCGCCGATATGAAAGCCTTTTGGAACAGTTCCAGCTTTACGCTTTGTCCGGCCCATTCGCCTTTTGAGTGCTTGCAGAATTTTTCGATAAACGCAATCGGCTTGTTTGCCCTTTTCGCATCAAAGACAAAATCGCCGTCAGCTTTTACGCTGTCAGCGGCCAGTTGTGTGTATATTTTGCGTATGCGCGCGGGCACGGCGGCGGGATTGTTATCAATATATCCACAGTATTCCTGTATCGCGTTCATTCTTCATCCCTCAGAAAATCAAACAATTCGCTCTGCTCGTTTTCTTTGTCCGCTTTGGGCAATAAATCCGTAAATTGTTTGAACAATAGCCCGTAGCGCTGGACCGTAGTGTTGTAGGTTTTCATGGCCGGGCTTTCCCGGTAAAACTCCTGTTTGCCCTGTTTGAACAGGTCGATTTCGCCCTTGTCCTTGATTGCGGCTTTCAGGTTTTCAAGGGTTTCGCTCATAAAAACAAGCTCTTTCAGCAATTGCGCCGCAATGGGTTTCTTCTCTGTCGGAATTAAATCAATAATATCATTAAGCCGCTCAATCTCTGCGGAAATCATTGTAAAATCACCCCGAAAAATGTTGATAATAAAACGGAACCTACCCCTCCCCTTATATGAAAAATCAGGGAGAGGTTTTGAAAGCCCCTGTGTCGGTGCGAAGCAAGGCGCTTGCAATCCCAGCACCCGGGGGGTATTTGTCGAAAGTTGCGCAAGGTGGCCGATTCCACACGCAGGCCCACAGCGCCTATTGCGGCACGATATCCCCAAGTTCGTTGAATATCAAGCCCTGCGCGGTGACAGCACCGCCTTTGTGCTCTTTGTTGTGGCACTCAAAGCACAGCGCTTCAAGGTTATCCCAGCCCAAAGCGATGTCAAGATTGTTGACATTCGCCGGGGATAAATACTCCCTGTGATGTATTATATGCGCTAGTCCGCCGCAGCGTTCGCAGATTCCATGCTGATTTTGCATATAAAGTTGTGATGTTTTGCGCCATTGTTTGGACCAATAAAATGAGGACAAATTCATTGTTGCATCCTCGAAAGCGATTTTAGCAAATTGTTTATCACATGTTGCAGCTTTTCGGTGTCCGTGCCGTCCGGGTTATACCACAGTTGTATCAAGAATTTCGTTATAACTTCTACTATGGGAATATCTCTTTGCGCAAAGCCCGGAATGCCGGTCGCAACCTCGATGTAACCGGGCGCGGCGGCCAGCAGCCCGGCAATGATAGCGTCATTAAAGGCAAAGCTCATGCCGGACAGGTCGCCGCGCTTCACGGCGGTGTAGACTTCCCGCGCGGCCTCGGTGTCGGGCAGTTCGGCGGTCATTTGCAGGCCCTGCGGGGTAGTTTCAAAGCGCATGGTATGCGGCGATTTCGCCAGCGGTACACGGTTCATGTCATGATTGTAAAACAGGCGGCATTCCGACAGGTCCGCGCCGTCCAATGCGCCCCGCTGTATGATTTCCGTGTACTTCCCGGCGGGGTCGTCAATTATGGCAGGCGTGTCAAACACAATGGGCACACCTTCGATTGTCATAGCTTTTTCGGCTGAAATAGTAGCAACTCTATGTTCTTTCAATGCTTTCCCCCATTTGATAGATATTCGCTTTGTCAGCGTCAACGACATTGAGCGTTTGCAAGCGTTTGTCGCCGTCCGCAACGGCGGGAAGGTTCAAAATCTCCAGTGCCTGATTGATTGTCAGCAGGCCAAAGGGTATAAGTTCCGCAATCAGCTTTACCTTCGTTGCGTTGCTTGAAAATTGCAGCCGCCCCGATTCAAATAAGATGGAATTTCCGAAAGCCTGTTCCCGGTCCGTGAATACTTTGCGGGTAAATTCAAGGCTCATTTGCACGGCCAGTGGTTCAATGACTGATTCATAAAACGCCGCCCATTCATCCTCATTGTATGAGGAATTCACAATCTTTGCGGAAATGCCCAGATAGTCATATATCTTGACTTTCGCGGCCTCGACTTGCTTTTCATCCACAATGGCCGGGTTCGATTCCAGCGGCTGGTACTGCGTTTTGATGTCGGTTGCAATCACGCCGCCGTCATTGTTCATGCTCAGATATTCGTTCATGAACTTCTGTTTTTCTTCGCTTAATTTTTCGCCGTGCAGCATTTGGTCAAATTTCAGAATGCCGCGAATGCGCGCGCCGTTTTTGATGCCCTGCACAATGCCCTGATTGAGCGTGTGCGCCAGTTCCAGCGCGGGGAAAATCGCGTTATTGTTTTCACCCAGCAAATCATTGTTATTGAAATGGCGGCGCAAATGTATGATATCCGCATAGGGCAAAGTGGCGGTTTTGCCGCCGTCAAAGAAAAATTTGCAATACAAGCTGCCGTTGTTATCGGCGATAAAGTCAACGCTGTTGGCCCGGATAGGATAAATGCTTGTGACATTGCCGCTGCCGTCTTTATGCAAATAGGCGAAAGCGTTGTTGTATAAAAAGTAGTGCGTTATGAGTTTATACAGCAAATCGAACGCGGACATGTACGGATTAGGCTGGACTTGCAGCAGGCGGTTTAATTGACTGTCACCGCCGCCGCGCTGATTGCCGCCGGATTTCACGACATGGGAGGCTTTCAGCTTCGCGGCGTTCCGGGCGATAGCGTCCACGGCTTCCCGGTACAAATCGCTGTCATACGCGCCGCCGGCCCATGCGGTGAAGCGGACCGCGCCGGCCTCAATGATTTCGCTGCGCGCGCCGGCGGCGTGCTGTTTGCCGAAAATCCGCTGGAAAATGCCCATAGCGCCGCCCCCCCTTCCCGCATACTCTTAGCATTTTATGCGCAAAGCCCGGCGGCGGTAGCATGTCCACCTGTGGATATATAAAATTTCGATTTTTTCAAAATTAATTTTAATACTATACATAACACGCGCGCGCAGGGAAAAAGGTTGTAATCTCACAGCACCTTACAGCACTCTTGCGTTTTCAGTCCCTGTATGGGAGATATTTCGAGTAATTCTCTTGTTTTATGATAGAAATGCCGTTCCACAGCGTCCCGCGATTGTTGCGGTGGCTCGACAGTCCCTGCTTTTCCAGTTCCGTCACAAAATCGCCTTTGTGCCGGGTATATTCCGCGTTGTCCCGTGCCCAGTTCAAATAAGTGCGGTACAGTTCGCCCGCTTTGGCCGTGTGGCCCGCGCCCAAAATGCAACATTCCTCAAAAAAGTCCTGCACCCAGTCATTGCGCTCCTGATAGTTTTCCGTGGCTTCCAGTATGATTTCGGGCAAAAATATCTGGTGGCCGGATTTACAGAAGTCCACAGCCCCCGCGATAATCCAGCTTAATACTGCTTCTCCACAGTGTTTATACAGGTGGTTCGCGTAGTTTTTGATTTCCCGTCTGCCGTCAATGTCCGCGCTGAACGGACACACGGCAATGCGCCGCCAAGTGCCGTTATCCCGGCCCCCGACACGGGGTAAAATGTTCGTGAACAGCACGAGGCTATGCGTGGGTGTGAAGCTTTCCGGTTTCCTGTACTTCGGTTCGGCCTCCACCGGGTCCGTGCTTGTCAGCTGCTTTAGTACGCTGGTGGACAGCCGGGTCCCTTCTTCCAGTTCGGCGGCGATGACAAGGCGTTTGCCCTTTAGTTCCGCGAAGTGCGCGCCCCGGTTCTGCCGTTGCGTGGTCAGCACCTCCGGCGCGATGGTCCCGGCGTAGCTGCCCATGACCATCCGCAAGGCGTTGAAAAATGAGGATTTCCCGTTGTTGCCCTCGCCGTGGGCAATGACAAGGTTCTCGCAGAACACTTCACCGACTGCGGCCATGCCAGCGACTTGCTGCAAAAACCACTTCATTTTATCGTCATGCTGCGTTATGACATTCAGGAATTGCGCCCATTCATCCGCGCCCTTGTCGCCGGGGGAACAGCCTGTGATTTTCGTGCAAAGTTTCGCCGGGTCGTGCGGGGAAAGCTGCCCGGTCCGCAAATCTACCATCCCGGCGGGCGTGTTGAGGATATGCGGGTCAGCGTCCAGTGCTTGCAGGTTTGTATACATTTTCGATTCCGCAAGGTCCACCATGCGCACAATGCACGGTTGGCTGCGGTTTTGCAGCACGTGTTTGAGATACCGCCCCGCCGCTTTGCGTTCTTCGTCCGTGCCGTCATTGGCTTTGCGCACGGCGGCCAAAGCCTCCGACAGCATTTCGCCGGTTAAATCAATGGCTAAAGCTTTGGCCTCCAAGTCGTTCGGCTCCCAGTGCCTGCCGTTCCAGACAATCCAGCCCATGGAGGGAAGGAACATGGCTTTTTGCTTGTAGACACGAACATAAACAGCGGCGTTTCCCGCGTCCGTTAAATCTATGGGCTTGACGCTGCCGCCGCTGCTGATTATTGCTTTATTCGCCGCTCTTTTGCCCTGTTTGTATTCCTTGTCGTGCTGCGCTGCCGTTGCGCCCATTTTCGCGGCGGCCTCGTGCGCCGTGCGCTGCAAATAGTCCGCGCGCTTTAGTTTCGCCGTGTGCTTTTCGCCTTTTCCCGCGACAAACGGGGACCGCATGAACGCCGCTATCATGGCCGAAATATCCCGGTTGCACCAATAGGCCAGCTTATTCATGAGGGACATATCGTTTGCGCTTTCGTCCTCTTTGGGCCGGTCGCCGTCCCACAGTGCGCGGAATTTCGCGTCACGCTCTAAACCGATAGCAAGATAATCCTTGCCGCCCATATCCGGCGGGGGAGGCTGCGGCGGGTCCGGCTGCGGCTTGGCGGCGGGAAAGTATTTGTTGTAAACGCGGTCAAGTTCGGCCTGCCGGTCCTCTATCGGCGCATTATGATACACGTTGCCGGTCATGGCGAAATATCGCCGGGCCTTGTATAGCTCTATGGCTTCCCCGGCCTCGGACAGCTTTTTCTTGCGCCCGTCAACCGGGATATCTCCGCGCACGAAAATATGAAGGCCGCGCCCGCTGATGCTGTATTCGGCGTAGCTGCCGAACAGGTCAACAATCGTCTGCGCCCACGGCTTTACATTGCCGCTGTCGTCAACGGCGTTGTCCAAATCTATGCCCACAATGCCGTTATTGTGAAATTCATAGCCTATGCCGTCATATCCCCCGAATTGCAGCGCGGCCAGCGCGGCGGCGTAGGTGGTCCATGTGGTGGGGTCGCCGGATTTTGCTTTTTCGCCGGTGGTGGGGTTGTATGGGATTTTTGCCTTGTGCGTTACCCATTGGGG